ACATCTTCTTACTATTAGAAGCTACTCCAGGTGTATATTCAACTAACATTCAAACACCTTTCCTATCAGTTCAGATATATGTAAATGGGGTATTATTTAGAGAAGCTAGTTCTAGTAGTTTCCTTGCTAATACTATTTCTATTTCTGGCACTTATAGGCGCTAGTATTTATATATCAATAAGAAGGCATAGGGATAGGAAAGACCATGATTATTGGTAACTGGGAAATAGAGATTGTTAAAGAGTCTGGAGAATTCAAACAGATTCCTATTCCTGGTTCCACTAAATATCGAACCAAAGGTAATAAGAGATTTGAGTTGATGTGTAAGCATGTGCCTAGTGGATTAATTATCCCTAGAGAAGTTTGGTTCTTGAAGCCTTACACAGAGTCAGAGTTTTCGGCACAGCTTACTGAATACACCAAATCACTTGACGAGTTAGTTACTCAAATGGAGAATCAAAATGGTTGACAAACCTTTCGTGAAAGAGACAGTAGTAGTTAAGGATACCAAGTCAACGAAAGACCTACCGGCTCCTAAAGCTCCTACTCCTTTCATCAATAAGATTCCAGATGGAGCTATGGACCCTAATGATGTTCGACCGGGTTATGGTCCACTAGAAGGTTCACCTAAAGAGAACGACCCTTCACGTTTACAGAATCCAGAGAATCCCAATTCTCCGATTACTGTTCCTTCCAATCCTTCCAATCCAGCTAACATGCCAGCTATGCAATCTGAAAAGACTGCTAGTGAAGTTGGTATTCATATGCGTCTAGCTGGATTGGTTGAAGATGTTCCTGTTAGTGATGCTAGGAAAGCAGCATTAAAGGAACGGGATGAATTGAATAAGGAAGTAGGAAAGACTCTAGAAGAGTTTGGTTCAGAGAGTGCTATTCCTGCTTCACATCCCTATTGGGCTAATGTTGCTAAGATTCGCACCCTTAACAATCCCTAACCATGATTACCAAACTAATCGGTGAAGGGACACCTATTACCCATAGGGCAGTTAATACTGACTTTGCTACTGCATCAGTAGGACAAGATGTTGGTATTGGACAAGAGCCGGAAGAGAGTGGTGATAGGATTTGGGTATTGGATGCAGTTCAATATTCCTTTAGACCATTAGACGGAGCTACCACTCAAGCTAAGCCTATTAGGAGTGAGCTTACTGTAATGGTTGGAGATAAAGTAAAATGGAATGCTGATATTCCTGACCCAACAGGAGTATTGAATTTCCATATTCCTTCACAGACAGATAAGGTTATCTCTGTTCTGTTAAAGGGAACAGATGGGTATATTGGTAAGTTGAATGCTCAGTGGCATTTGGAACCTGTTTAGTTTATATTGAGGCCGCCTGGGGAGTTAATCACTATAGTTGATTGATTCCTCGGGCACTTCGGGGTTTGGCTCTTGAACTACTAAAAGGGCAAGCTGGGTAAACGGGCAAGTAGTAACGCAGACAGAACACATATTAATAACCAGCCAGCTCTAATGTATCAAAAGCAGAAACCAATCGAAGTCACTTCGGTCGTAGAACGAGAGTTCTCACCGACTAAAAAGCAAAGCGACTTCTTATCTATACCTTGGACAATAAAGGAAGGATTATATGGTGGTGCTGCTGGTGCTGGTAAAACAGAAGTCGTTGTTTGGATGCCCCTTATATATCAATTTCACGAGCACCCACTCTATAAAGGAATCATCCTTAGAAGAAATCTTAAGCAGCTTGAAACCGAATTAATATCCCGTTCCAAAGAGATTTATCCGTCGTTAGGTGGGATATTTAATGAAACTAAGAAGAAGTGGACATTTCCATCTGGAGCCGTTCAATACTTCGGTGGAGCAGATAAAGAGGACGATATTAGAAAGTTTGATTCTGACCAGTATAATCTCATATCATATGATGAGGCAACCCACTTTACTGAGTTTCAATATTCATACCTTGTTATGTCTCGGCTTCGTTCGAGATGTGCTGACTTACCAGCTATTGCTAGGAGTGGAACAAATCCAGGAAACGTAGGGCACTCATACTTTAAGAAAAGATTTGTTAAGCCCAATAAGGATGGATATAAGATTCTATTAGATAGTAAGACTGGATTAAAGCGGATGTTCATTCCCGCTAGGATTCAAGATAATCCAACCTTACTAGCTAATAACCCAGAATACATCGCTCAGTTAATGTCACTGAGTGAAGCTGAAAAGAAAGCTAAGTTATATGGAGATTGGGATACCTACGAAGGACAGGTCTTTAATGAATTTCGATTGGAACCGCTTAGTGATGAACCGGACAATGCGAGACACGTTATTGACCCCTTCGATATTCCTTCTTGGTGGCCCAGATTCATTGGTATTGATTGGGGATACGCTGCTTATACAATCATCTACTGGTCAGCTTTATCTCCCACTGGAAGGTTGTTCATATATAGAGAGTATGCTGTTAAAGAAAAGTTAATTGTAGATTATTTATCTGACCTAGTTAATCTTACAACACCAGAAGAAAAGGATTTAGTTAGTAAAGTTTCTATCTGTCATTCAGCTTCACAGAATCGTGGTGAACCGTTTACTGTTTATGAGCAGCTTACCAAAGCATTAAGGCACGCTGACTTTAAGTGTCCTGTAACTTTAGGTGAGAAGAATAGAATAAACGGTAAGGTTGCTATCCATGAATTCTTAAGGTGGAAGCCAAAGGAAAACCCAGCTAGAATTTACGGTGGGGAGTTTGATAAAGAATATGCTGATAAGATTTTCAGACTATATGGACAGAAAGCCTACGTCGATTACGTCAAGATGTTTGAGGCTGAACAAGAAGAAAAAGATATACCTAAACTGCAAATCTTCAACACTTGCCCCTTATTAATAGAAACGATACCAGCCTGTGTATATGAAGATACACCGGATGAAGGTAAGAAGAAAGAAGATGTTAAAGAGTTTGACGGTGATGACCCTTATGATTGCTTACGAATACTATTAGGTGGTATTAAAGATTACCAGATTGCTAACGCGAAAGAATTAGAGCATGCTCAGAAATCTCATGATGCGATTCAAGAATTGGTTGGTGGCGACCAAACAAAGTTTTACAGAAAGATGGAATTCTTGGAAGCGAAAAAGGGCGAACAGAGAGTTGGCACTACGTTTAGAAGAAGAGGTTTTCGCCGAGCTTATTCGCACTAAGGATGCTTTCATAGTATATCTTCAAGATGAGATAGCAGAATTAAAAGCTCTCCAGCGAGAAGTAAAAGGAGAGCGAGTAAGAATGGAAGTTCCATTTGAGAGCACCAGAGGATATAAGTCAGTTCATACAAGGATAAGAGAACAAGCCCTAGCTAATAGGAAGAAGCATGAAGTGGTGGAAGTAGAAGAGAAACAATACGAGAAAGTAATTGTCAATGATTGAACAGCCACCAGTGGAACAAACAGATACGGAAGTTTTGGCTTCTGAAGAACAAGAGAAGCCGAAGCAACCGACTCACGTTCCAGACGATTATAAAACAGTTCTCTCTTCTCTCTTGTCAATGTGTGAGAGAGAAGATGAATCTGTCCATTATGCTTGGGTTCGTAAGGCTAAGAGATTAGAACTCTATTTCAATAATATTGTAACTCTCTTTTGGGATAATCTACAAAATGACTGGTCAATACCAAATTGGGACGACAAGGAAGCTGAAGGTATTCCTCCCCGCATTATTAACATTTATCGCCCTCATGGTGAGTCTATTATTGCCGCCTTATCCGTTGGTGTTCCGACTATTCTTTTCTATCCCGCTGATGCTGATAATGCTGATGACATTGATAAGGCTGAGAACTTCTCTGCGCTTGCTAAAGTGGTACAAAAGCATAACAAGGCAAAACTCCTCTTTATCAAAATTCTAACAATTCTATTTAATCAAGGCACACCATTCGTTTATTCATATGCAAAGAAGGACAGAAAGTTTGGATTTTATCAAGTTGAAGAAACTTCTCTGGAAGAACAAACCAGCTACAATCACGCTTGCCCCGTCTGTGGATTTGACTACGGAGAAAGTGGACAAGAAGGTGTTAGTCTTCCCTGCCAATCGTGTGGACAGCAAATTACAACAGAAGTAACTCCACAGACTATTAAAGTTCCTGTTCCTATTCAGGTTAACAAAGAGAAAACCCACGTTATTATTGACCCGTTTGGGGTGCTTAATGTTAAAGTGCCATATGCTGCTAGGACTCAGGAGCATTGTGGTTACTTAATCTTGAAGTTTGACCAGTCTATTGCTTCACTTCGCTCTATTTTATGTGCTCCTGGTCCAGAAGGTGAAGAACCTTTAATCGAAAACATCGAATCTTCTACAGCAGATACCTCTACTGACCAAGCTATTCGCTTTCCTTCGGTCTATTTAAACAACCAACCACAAAATACTGCTGTAGTTAAGTGTGTTTGGTATAGACCGTGGCAGTTTGAACTGGTTTGTGGACCAAAAGACCAGAGCAATAGGGAAACTGTTGATGAAATCAAGCGTAAGTATCCGATGGGATGCTACGTTATCTATGTAAATGACCAGCCTGTTGAAATTAATGGAGAAGATTTAGACGACCATTGGACAATGGGCTTAGACCCACGTAGTTCTTCAATTCATGCTGAACCTTTAGGCACAAATCTCGCAATGATTCAGGATATCAATGCAGAGATTGATGAATTAGAGCTACAAACGATGGAACATGGTATATCTGAGCTATTTATTGCGTCAGATGCCATTGATTTTACTAGATATGGTAATGCTCAAGCCAAACCGGGTAATGTTACCCAAGCATTTAAAGAACCTGGTAAAGATATCGGTTCTAACTTCTTTGAAACACGAGCGGCTCAGCTTACTCCTGAAGTAATGGCGTTAAATCAGAAGTATAAGAATTTAGCTGAGTTTGTTACTGGAGATTTCCCAACAGTTTATGGTGGTTCTGTTCCTGGCTCATCTACTGCCACAGAATATACCAAATCTCAGAACCAAGCCTTACAAAGATTAGGAACTGTCTCCGCTATTGCCTCTTTCTTGTGGGCAGATATCATTAATAAAGCTACAAGAGAGTATGCTGACGTATTAGAGTATGATGAGAAGCTAGTAGAGAAAACTTCTGCTGGTTATCAATCTACTACTATTGACCGCATGGCATTACAACGTGGAGAATTAGGAACTTGTGAACCAGAGTTCTCAGAATTGCTACCCATTGGGCCAATGCAGATTAAAGATACCTTTATGAATCTGATGCAGGCTAAAGACCCAATGGTTATGGCAATGCTTTCTCATCCACAGAATAATGAGTTGGTTAAGAAAGCTCTTGGTATTCCTGAACTGTATATTCCTGGTCTTAATGACAGGACTAAACAGTATCGTGAAATTAGCCAAATGCTTGAACAACAGC